AAGCACTTAACGGATTACGTGAGCAAATAAAAGCACTATCAAAACAAGGCCACTATGAGGCTTACAAAGAAAGTTTCCAGGCACAGCAACCTATGGAAGTTCCGCAAGAAATTGCAGAACAATTTAAAGATCAATTTACAGTGAAGAATTTCAAAGAAGATATGGCCGCAGTATTTCCTGTACTGTATCGTTTAATGAAAGAAAGTGAACTAGGCTACGACGACATAGTCGCCATGACACAAGAAGAAATCCAAACTGAAGACGAGGATTTCAACGCAGACCGCTATGACCCATTTGCAAAGTTTGAACAATGGGCTATGAATTTAGGCGAAGAAAGCGCAATACAAAGCCAAGATGAAGAAGAACAGGCAGCAGCAGCACAACAATTACAAGAGTTAGTTAGCCAGGCATTCCCCGCAGGCGTAGACGGTTCTAATGCAATTGAAAGTCTTAAAGGCATCATAGATGATCCACGATTAGAAGAAGAAATTAAGACGCAATCTAAAGAAGATCCGGAAGCAGATGTAAGAGGCCTAGTACAAGTATGGCTGGAAGCCAATGCTCCAGAAGTGTTAGAGGTATTAGATTTTGGTGATTTTCAACCAGAACCAGTGGGCGGTGAGCCGGCGACAGACCAAGGGGGTGAAGAAACTGCGCCAGAAGAAGTCCCACAGGAATCGGAAGAACAATCGCCGGAAGAACATAGTGGCAAGATGAACGTACAAGAATTAGCTGAGTTTATGCACAGCTTTTATGATAAAGATTCAGGCACATTTCCCAAAGGCCCAGAAGGCGTTTGCACTATGGTAGGTAAGAAGTTTGGTGAGCAGGCAGAAACAGTAGCTCGTAAGATGGCTGAAAGAATGGCGCCGCAACAACAAGCTCCAGAACCAGCAGAGAATCCAGAGCTAGCTCGTATTAAAGCACTATCAGGCATGTACAGTATGTAAGCAGCAATGCTTCATGAAAAGGACTTTTCGAAGTCCTTTTCTTTTGGCTTAATAAAACCAATAAAGTAGTAGATAATCGTTGACAATACTAAATAAAAAGCGCATAATAGCTTATGTGCATTAAGGCATATACAACATTTTTATTTTAGGCTATAGGAGGCATACAAAAATGGCATCACTCGCAGAAATCCGTGCTAAACTCGCAGAAGCACAATCAAAGTCCACAGGACAATCCACCGGCGGTGGAGACAACGCAATTTACCCACATTGGAACATGGCTGAAGGTAAGGAAGCAGTAATTCGTTTGCTACCCGATGGCAATTCTGCCAATACATTCTTCTGGGTAGAACGTGCAATGATCAAGTTGCCGTTCGCAGGTATTAAAGGTGAAACTGACAGTCGTCCAGTTCAAGTACAAGTTCCTTGTATTGAAATGTACAATGACGGTACTGTTTGTCCGATCTTATCAGAAGTACGTGGTTGGTTTAAAGATAAATCTTTAGAAGACATGGGTCGTAAGTACTGGAAAAAGCGTTCATACATTTTCCAAGGCTTTGTTGTTGAAGATCCTATTCGTGAAGAAAAGACTCCGGCAAACCCAATTCGTCGATTCATCATTGGTCCTCAAATCTTTCAAATTATCCGTTCAGCATTGATGGATCCAGAATTGGAAGAGTTGCCAACTGACTACCTGAAAGGTGTAGACTTCCGTATTGCTAAGACATCTAAAGGTGGCTTCGCTGATTACTCTACTTCAAAGTGGAGCCGTCGTGAACGTGCATTGACAGAAGTTGAAGCAAGTGCATTGGCAACAAATGAGTTGTACACTCTCAGCGACTTCCTGCCTAAAAAGCCAACTGATGTTGAGCTTAAGGTAATGAAGGAAATGTTTGAAGCATCAGTTGATGGCGAAGCATATGACCTGGAACGTTGGGGTCAGTATTACAAGCCAGCGGGTATGGGTCAAGCAACTGGCGATCCGCATCGTGCAACTGCTAACACAGCTACACCAGCTGCTAAAGCTAGTGCAGACTATGCAGACAGCGAGCCTGCTCCTGTAGCAAGAGTTACTCAAGCACCAACACCAGTAGCTGCACCAGCAGCAACAACAGGTGGCGATAGTCGTGCGCAAGACATTCTTGCAATGATTCGTAATCGCAAAGCAGCAGAGTAAGCAACATAAAAGAGTGGGACAGGTTCCCACTCTTCTTCATTTACAGGGACTAATATGGCAAAAGCATTTGATATTTCTAAATTTAGAAAGTCAATCACTAAATCAATCGAAGGTTTAAGTATTGGCTTTAACGACCCAACAGATTGGGTTAGTACAAACAACTACGCATTGAACTATCTTATCAGTGGACACTTTGATCGAGGCATTCCACTAGGCAAGGTTACAGTATTTGCTGGGGAATCTGGTGCAGGTAAATCTTTTATCTGTTCGGGCAATCTAGTTAAGAACGCACAAGCACAAGGCATCTATCCTATCTTGATTGATACAGAGAATGCGCTTGATGAAAAATGGCTACATGCTCTTGGTGTTGATACGAGTCCAGATAAGTTGCTAAAACTTAACATGGCTATGATTGACGATGTAGCAAAGACTATCACAGAGTTTATTTCAGAGTACAAAACAATGGATGAACTAGATCGTCCTAAAGTATTGTTTATCGTTGACAGCTTGGGCATGTTGTTGACTCCGACTGATGTTAATCAATTCCAAGCAGGTGATATGAAAGGTGATATGGGCCGTAAGCCTAAGGCACTAACCGCACTTGTTCGTAACTGTGTTAATATGTTTGGTGCTTACAACATTGGTATGGTATGTACTAATCACACATACGCATCACAAGATATGTTTGATCCGGATGATAAAATCAGTGGCGGCCAAGGCTTTATCTACGCAAGTTCAATTGTTGTCGCTATGCGCAAGTTAAAGTTGAAACTTGATGCAGCCGGTAACAAAACTTCAACTGTGCAAGGTATTCGTGCAGCTTGTAAGATTATGAAAACACGTTATGCAAAGCCGTTTGAAAGTGTACAGGTTGAGATTCCTTATGAAACAGGTATGAGTCCATATAGTGGATTAGTCGACTTGTTCGAAGCTAAAGGGATGCTCAAGAAAGAAGGTAACAGCCTAGTATACATAACCAGTGATGGCGAAATTATCAAACAGTTCCGTAAGCCGTGGGAACGTAATGAAAAGAAAGGTCTCGATGTTATTATGGCAGACATTTCGAAACATGGCGAAAAATCCGATTCAGAGATAACTACTATTGTTGAACCTGAAACGGAGATTACTGAATGAAAGAAGATTTAATTACGGATATTTGGACTATTGTTATTGAACATATCCCTGAGAAAGCAAGAAAAGATGTTGCAGCAGATTTTGTAAACGCTTTGCTAGATCATGGGATTAAAGAAAGCGTACTAGAAAGTTTAATGGGCGTAGATCCATATCTAGATCAGGCTATTGAATATGCAGTAGACGGTGAAGAAATCGAAGAACAAGACGAAGAAGATTACGAGGATTAAATGAACTGGTACCACAAGGTTAGTAAAGATATAAGCAATATTCCCGATGCTGTGGCTTATTATGAAGCTGAATTAATTCATGCAAAACAAGATGTCCGCATAGCGGGAAACATTGAGAAGGCAAGTTCGCAAATGCCCGGCATTGTAGAAAATCGCTTTAATCAACTTCAAGAAATTGAAGGTATCCTTGAGTACTTACACATTGAACTTCGTAGACTTCGTAGTCAATATTTTCGCAAGTATCTTGAAAATTATCAACGAGCTTTATCTTCTAGGGACTGTGAAAAGTTCGTAGAAGGTGAAGCTGACGTTGTAGACTTTGAAAAAATTATCAACGATTTTGCCCTATTACGTAACAAGTGGTTGGGCATTATTAAAGCACTTGATCAGAAACAATGGCATCTAAGCAACATTGTTAAATTACGAGTATCAGGATTAGAAGATGCGTCACTATAGTATTTTAATTGGGTGCGACCAATCTTATTATGACGATTGGGGGATTGCATTATTACAATCTATACATTATAACAATCCGTGGATTAAACTAAGATGTCATATAGTTAACCCAATAAATGCAAAAGAATTAGATTTTGTTTCATATACAACTGAAAACATCTCTTTTTTAAATGACGAATCTAAAATTTCTTATTTGCAGGCTGCTAGGTTTCTTGCAGCATCAAAGATTCCAAATAGTGAATCCCTAATTGTAGTAGATACTGATACGATATGCACAAGAAGTTTTACCGAAGCTGAATTTAAAACATTATTTACAAAACAGTACGTAATGCAGCACCATAAATCAACAAGATGGCTAGCATGTTTAGTATCTTTTGGCAATACTGATTTTAGAAAACGGTATGCAGAGTTGTTAACTAGTATTCCTGTTGAAGAATGGAAGTGGGGAAGAGATCAAAAAATTCTTGGGCAAATGTCAACTGATTATAATTTTTCTCCAGTAGGACAACAATGGATAAACAGTGGAAAAAATAAAACCAATGGGGTATTTTTAACTCTCAAAGGCGAACAGAAAACCATAGATAAATATCTTGTAGAATACAACAAATACAAGGTATAAAGATGAAAAAAGTTTACGAATATTGGATGCCCGATTGCGACGAACATTTTGAAGGGTTAATTGCTAAACGTATTAAAAAAGGCGGACCTGCACAATATCAAGATGACGTAAGAGATGCAGCATACAAATATGTAACTGACTTTGATCTAGTTGTTGATGTAGGAGCCAATGTAGGACTTTGGGCAAAGCATCTAGCTGAACGGTTTAATAAAGTAATTGCATTTGA